GGGTATAGCTTACGACCTGCTGCACTCCTAAACTTTTGTACAACAAACTCAAACAACTCAACCAATGGCTGCGGCCCTGATGCTCTACCACCAAATGTCTTGAGCCTCGCACCCGCTGGACGTACCTCAGACATATCCCATGCTGGTATCTGGCCTATGTACAGCATAGCTATCAACTCTTTAAGGGACTTAGCCCAGCCGGGTCTGCTATCGCCAACCTTAATAATGGTATCTGTGCGATGAAAGTCTTCCGCTACGGTGGGTAGCTTCTCCACACAGTGCCGTTCAACGCTAAAACCTACCCCTGTACCACACATGAGTATATACATAGTCTCATCGAATGCACGAGGGTTATCTACAGGCACGTAAGAACAGTTGTATCCACCTACATGACAGCGGTCTAAGGCTGGCCCTGATGTCATCAATGCTCTCATGCTAGGCATGATCTGTTGCGACAATACAGCTCCTTCTAATTCACCTCTTAGTGAATCTGACAGCGTATAATTATGGCTATCCTGTAAGTGCTTAGACATGTAATCAAAGTATCTTTCTACTGTCTCACTCCATGTCTCACGGCGTTGTTCATCTTCTTTCCATCGTGCATACCTAGATAGCGCAATGAAGTTCTGGTAGTCGGTAGGCAATTGATTACTGATCATAGCGATTACTCCGTTATTGTTCTAATTGTTTTAATAGTGGCACCATCTATATCATAGAAGTATTCTTGTATGCCATCCTCTAATTCCTCACCTACCTGCCCATCGGCTGGTACTGGGTAGTCTTCCTCGTCAATGTCAATGGTGATAAATACCTTAACTCGCATCAGCCATAACCTCTTCAATCAACTTGTCCAGATACCATCTGGCTTTCTCTAAGTCTTCAAGGGGCTTGTCTTTATAGTCAAACCGCCACAGGTATTTCATTATGTTGCCCTGTAGGTAATACTTGAATCCATCACCAGTGGCAGCAGAGATAGCATGAATGCATTCAATACCTGTCTGATTGTAATGAGGTGGACTGTTGACCATATCTACAGCAGGCCATGATTTCTTATTTGCCTTCTCTTGATCACTCATCAGCTTCATATATTCCTCGTGTCGTGTCATGCTGAACCTCCTGTCTTTGTGTTGAAGGATAAGTGTACTACGTTACCGTCATAAGTTTTCTCTACACCTGCTTCTTCTTCTAGTTCTACATCAATCTCCATCTCGTTGTCAAGTACATTTACTACATATTCATGTACAATATCACGTAAATCTTCTGAATCTTCCATGACAGGCACAGAAGCACACATCATCTTAGCAAAGTGCATTACTTTGTAATAGTCATCATCATCCAGCGGGTTATCTGGCATTGCCATAATTGAAATATCAACTTCCCCACTCCATCCACCTTCATCATTTGCGAATGGCCTTACTCGTATAAGGAAATCTTCTTCATTAACCTCAGTTAGTAGTTTCTCTAGCGTGTCCATATATTATCTCCTTTTTACTTTAGTTCCAGTGTATTTGATGAAAGCACTGTGCTTGTTCTTACCCTTTTCTTTTAGCCAATCTTCAGGAATGATGCGGTCATAATACCTGAAACCTTTTTTGATACACCATTCAGCGTATGTACTCTTAGCACCCTTACGTAGCTTGCTATTACTATTAGTGAATACAAAACGAATGTCAAGCTTAGGATGTTGTTTTTTTATAGCAACGTGTTTACGTCTATCTGCTGCTGTAAACAATCCTTTCGTTTCAATTATGATGCCGTTATCCAACACAAAGTCTGGGGTGTAGGTGCGGTAGGCTAGGTCTTCCCATTCAATCTTAATGCATTCGTAACCATAGTTGATGTTACGCTCTTTAAGATACTCTGAGACTTTAAGCTCTAGCCCACTGCGATACCCATACTTCTTAGCTGCAGCAAATCGCTTTGCGTTAGGCAATTACAGCACCTATGTAACTTACCGTAGGTGGATTTTTAGCTTGTGACTTGACTGCTGGGCGTTCTGTTAGCTCAGACCAACAATCAAAACGATAAGAACAGAAGCGACAACCAGCATTAAGTACCTGATTACCCGTTTCCTTACCTCTAAACTTCTCTGGTACTGGTTCAAAGCATCTTTCAAATTTGTTCTCCTCAACTGTTGTTACTGTATCTTTTATCTTATCGATTTCTTCATCAATGTCAAGTCCTGATGCGGGTACATATTTGAACTGACCGTTGGCCTTGTTGACTACCCACCAGCCGCCGACACGTTTGCCGGATGCCTTGGCATAACCCGCAAGCTGTCCAATGTAACCGAACCCATCTCCTGCGGCAAGGGTGTCGTAAGATTCAAACTTGTTTCTGTATGACCAGTCTGAAGCCGATTTAATATCATCAACTGCATCGTTAATGACAATATCATATGACCCATTAATACGAGTAGTACCAAGGTCAAGAGTGACTTTTTCAGTATCATTATATTTAACTCCTGCTTCTTTAAGAAGACCTTTGAACACCGCCTCAACGATGTCACCGATCATCATGTTCATTACGAATGTAGTCGGGAATGGTAATGCCACCTCTGGTTTATTCTTTTCGTACCAAAGCTGGCAAGTGGGACGACCAACATTTGACATACGCAAACGAAAGTCACCCCTTGTTTTACCACTGCCAAACTGACGTTTGATTGCATCAGCTACATCATCGGCTACTTGTTCGATGGTGTCATCAGACATGGTAGACTTACCTTTTACGGCATTCTCCATGTACTGATGCAATGCTAGTTCAGCGGGGTGATGCATTATGCTGCATCCTCATCATCAACTTCAATGTCCACTAGATCGTCTACTACGTCTATGTCACCATCTTCCATAGTAGAGTTAGCTTTCTCTGCCCATTGGTTGATGATGTATGTATTGTAGTTGTCAATCCAAGCCATGAAATCACCAAACAATACTTGATCTTGGTCTGTTAGTTCCACGGCAGTAGACACATCAAGCTTCGCTAGAGGAACGTAGTATGATGCACCTGTCGGAATCTTACGCTCATCTGTTGTAGCCGTAATGATGTGCTTGATTGGAAGACGCTGCATCTTTGCGAGAGATGTGAAGCATGTACCGATCTCCTTGAAGGCATCACGATTGTCAATCTCCCAGATGAATGGGGTATTTGCGACCTCAATAGGTTCCCCTTTATCATTCGTAGGATTGACTAGCTCAACCTCACCCAGCACTACACGCACACGCTTGATGGCTTTCAACAACTCCTGTTGTGCTTTAGGCAATGCGCTGAAGTCCTTGATGTAGCCTGCAGCCTTACCACAGTTAAACCCACCATCGTTATCCTTTAAGTCAATGTCTAGCGAGTCAGCCATCACACTCTTGATGTAACGATTGGGCGATTTAGCCGTAGCTTGAACGAACCGCTTATGCATAAAACGCTGCATGAACGGACGCATCTTAATACTAGATGCATAGTATGTTGGGCCATCTGGTATCTCTAGCTTGTATGTACCGCCTTCAACAACTTCTACATTCACTTTCTTGCCATTAACATCTGCCGTACCCATGATTGGTGAGTGGTTGATGCGTAGCCGTGCCAGTGAACTAGACGATGTGCTAGTCTTCTCATGTGCAATACCCATAGCTTTAGCCATAGCAGCATAGTTATCGGTATCAATTGTTGTGAGTTGTGTCATTACTTTCTCCTTCTGTTTTTGCGAATAGTCCATAGTTATATCAAATTACATCCTTAGTGTCAAGCCAATTCGGACCTATTTTTGACTCTAATAATAGCGGTACATTAAAGTTGATACCCCATCTAGTGTTGATCAATTCAGGTAATGCTTTATTTGTTTGATCTATGATATTGATTACCTGAGCTTCTTCAGCAGGATGTACATCTATAACGATGCTGTCATGTACCGTATTCACTATACAAGATTTTTTACCCTGAAGTAACTGATCAATATGCAGCAAGGCTAGAGGCACGATATCTCCTGTAGCAAAGCCCTGCACAGGGTAATTCTTAATCTGTGTAAAGTGTGACACACGCCCACTAGCTTTGCGTACTACATCTGGAAATGCGTATTCTCTGCCAGAGGGCGTGGTTATCTTTTGTTTATCTATAGCTTCTTTAGCCAATCGGGAATGCCATGATGCCACTCCTTGGTATTTGCTGTTGAAGTGTTCGTAGTACGCCGCTTCTGCTTTTGTTCTGCCGTATCCTGTTGCACCGTAGAGTGGGGCGAAGGTATGCGCTTTCGCATCCTGCCTACTCGTAGGTTGACCAGCATCACTAATAACTTTAGCGGTGTATGCATGTACATCAAACCCAGTAGATACTTCTTCAATGGCTACCTCGTCTTGTGATAAGTAAGCGGCAGCACGAAACTCTAGCTGCGCAAAGTCAGCCTCAAGTATCTTGCCCCCATCAAATCGTGACACGAATACTTTCTTTACAGGAAACGTGCCGCCACGTGGCATGTTCTGCATGTTAGGATTAGCACCCGACAGACGACCTGTCGAGGTACGATGTTGAAGTAAGCTAACGTGCAGCTTACCATCTTGTTTGGTGTAGTTCTTGATGCCATCCACAAAGGATGACAGGTATGTATCAACAGCAGATAGCCGCCGCACCTTAGATAAGAACTCGACTGCATCATCCATACCACGCGACTTAGCACCCGCTTCTAGTAGTTCAAGGTTTTGTTTGCTAGTAGAAAAGCCATTGGCTGATGCCCACTTAGCTGATGGTGGCTTGAACTTGAAGCCTGCTTGTTTGTCTGTAGGGATGAACTGGAAGCCTGCCGTACCACAAGATAAACACTTGCTTGGTTTAGCGAAAGGCTCACCATTCTTCTTAGTCTTGCGGATATAACCAGAACCATAACAGTCCCCGCACTGCACCGCATTCGTGCGGTATAAACGCTGCGTCCTTGTAGCTACAAGCTGTCGGAACTCAACCTCATTCATGTATGGGTCAATCAAAGTTGCCCAATCTTGTTTGTCAATAACCTTACGTCCATAAATAACCCAAGACAATTGCTCTGGGCTGTTGAGGTTGATAGGGGTATCGCCCATGACCGTATGTACGTGCGATTGCAGGTCAGTAATAAGCTGTTGTTTTTCCTGCTCAAACTCCTCACGAACTTCTTCTAGCTTGTCCATGTCAACAGAGAAACCAGTCTGGTAAACCTTAGCAAGACACTTAGCTAGACGATTAGTCAAACGAACAGTGGACAATAACCCAGCATCTGCTTTTGTATTAAGACGATACCACAACTTCTCTGCAAGTTGCTGGGTAGCGTGAAGATCAGCAGATAGATATTCAGTCAACTCATCTAGTGGAATATCTCGTGTGCTATAGCCCTTCTTAAAGTACTCCTTCAACGTATCTTGCTTCTTGGTATCTAACTCGTAGCGTTCAGCGCAAGCCTCAAGTGACAGCGGTTCTTTCTGTCCACGCTGCAGTACGTATTCAACAAGCATAGTGTCGAACACTGCCCCATCATACTTGAATCCAGATTCCCATAGCCACAATAAATCATATGCTGCATTGTGGCAGATGAGTACCGTAGCTTGGTCAAGATACCACTGCACACGGTCACTATAATCATGCCTACTAAGATGCTCGTCATGGTCAAATGGGAAGTGCTGCTCCACACCTTGGTCAGTCAGTATACCTACCATAGTCAATGAGTTAGTTGGCTCAAAGGGATCAAGATGCATCTTACCATCACGATGCGTTACTGTGTTCTCTACGTCTAATACTAGCTTCATGCTGTATACCTCGCTGTTTGATATTCAAGGTTGCAGACTACACTACCATGCCACCCTGTCAACTTATTTTTTACAATATTGAGATGCCGCTGAGTACTTTCTTCATCCTCTCCCTGTACTGGTGGGTTCTTAGCGATCAACACCATAAGGTCAGCCTCAGCAGCCTTACCTGTACGAGAGCCTTCCATCATACTTTGATTGAGTACAACCTTACCTTCCGCATCAGCAGATAGCTGCGACATATAGAAGACAGCGCAGCTATGCTGCTTGGCAATCATACGTGCATGAATTGCATTAGCTTTTAATGCCTCATCTGGACGAGCGAAGCCAGCAGTCTTAGCAAACTTATCGCCCATATCTAGCAAAACAATGTCAGGCTTGTATGCCTTACATACACTCTCGACCCAATTCATATCACGACCAGTGGCATCCTTAACCTTGATGCGTTCCTTTACTGGTGCGTACA